GCCTTTTGCTGAAATCCAGTTCTTTGCTTCGTCGATGGACTTCAGTTTTAATGTCAGTCTAACTAGATCCTCTAAAGATCCACTGATATTTTCTTTGAAGTCAACCCACTGCCCAGAGTTCTTCCATATTCTTAGAACATGATCGTTATCTGAATCTCTATATAAAGGCCTTGTTCTATATTCTTTACCATGATCAGTTAGAACATAACCTATATCTTGAAGAATTACCCTGACGGATTCGCAGTCATTCATAAAAAATATCAAAGCACTTCGCCATCCGAATCTGAATCATCTAGCTCTGGACGCAAAGCTCTAGCCTCTACGATATCAGACAAAGTGCCGCGCTCTTCTACATTGAAGTTAGCAATATTAAAGCTGATAAAATTAGGCTGATATCTTACTGATCTGCCTTCTTGAATTCTTACAATGTCATGGTGACCTTGAGAATCTCTGCCTTGAAATCGAGTAGCAAGCGGAATCATTTTATGAGATCCGAACTCTTGACCGTCTCCAGCAATCTCTTCAACAGTCTTACGCCTGAAGATTGCAACGTATGAAGCGTACCACTGCAAGCGATCAGATTGAGAGATTGCGCTACTATCGTCAACGCCATTCTCTGCGCTGCGATTCAATTGGCAAGCTGTCAGAATTGGAACATTTAACTCAAGAGAAAGCTCTTTCAATGAATTAACTTTTTCGCCAATTAATTGATATTCTTGCTTGTTCTTGTCAGACTCTCCAGTTAGCTTAATATAATCATAAATGATTACGCATTGATTGCCGCGACCAACTTTAGAAAAGTACCAGCGTTTTACAATAGAAACAATTTCTTCGATTGGCTTTCCAGCAACCTGAAGATGATCGACTTGATTGCTCACGCTTTTAATTACAGTTTTGCTTTCTTCGAATTTAGTATAAAGCTGAGCATTCTTTTTCCAGTTGCCGGTTTCAAGATGCCATACTGGAATACCAGTAAGAGATGAAGCTATTCTGAACTTCATGTCTATTGTAGACATTTCTGTGTCAAGAACAAGAGCTTTGCATCCTTTGTTAATACTTGTTACTTTAATAGCGAGATCATTAAGGATTGTAGATTTGCCATGCTTTGGGCGACTTACCCAAGCGTAAAGATTACCGGGGCGAATGCCGCCATATAAACGATTGAAGTTATCGTATGGGGTTTGAAGGCCATTTTCAGAGATGGGATTATTTCCTCTCTCTTCAATTATTTCAATAATGTTGTTGGTGACATCTTCTGGTTTATTATTCTCGTTGGTGTAAACGCAGATCTTACTATTGTATATTTTATCTGCTTCGGTGATGATTTCTTCGATTGGCTTTTCAGCACAATTATGAGCGAAAGCTTTGATCTCTTGGCCTGTAGCTTCGATTTCTCTTCGGATTCTATACTTTACAAGCTCTTTAGCGGCTTCAATCAAGCCTTGCTTCGTAGTTGGGATAAGGCATACGCTATTGACATAATTAAAAATATCAATTGACTGATCCTTAAATGTGATGCCGAGATTTTGGGCTTTTTGAGCTATTAGAATTTTATCTATCTGCTCGCCCTTACTAAACGTCTCTCTAAAGACGCAAAAAATAGTATAATGGACCTCATTAATAAAGTCTTTCTCATTGATAAAAGACTCTATGTCAGCAAAAGCTTCTGGATGCTTGATTAGCCCAGATATGGTATACTTCTCGATTTGAAGGGAGTAAATTGACATTAAAGATTGATATTAAATTTGTCCTTGAAAAACTGCTCTGACAGGTCTTTGACTTCATTTTCGTAAATTTCAATTAGATGAAAGTTATTCAAAGAAAGCCACTTTTCTTTTGCTACATCTCTTTTGATGGACTTTAGATAGTTGAGTCTAGAGTCCCCATGGAAAAACTTATTGAAAGCAGAATGCTGCTTGCCATGCACCTCTACAGCAATTTTAAGAGTTGCATTTACTATGTCTACTTTGAGTCTAGATCCAAATACAGGAAACTCTTCGTAAACGATATGATTCTTCCAGTACTTTTTAAGAAACTGTTTAGTATTGAATTGTACTTTAGATCGAGAAGAAGCATCCCAGTCAATCAAATATTGAGAGACATTTTTGCTTACAGCCTTTCCGTACACATTAAACAGCTTCATTTCTTAAGAGCGCTAATAAATTTATTGAATAGATACTTAGTAATATCTTGATGCTCTTCTAAGAAGTTCTTTAGATTAGCCTCTCCTTGATGCTGCTTGGGCATTTCAAGATTATTTTCAGCAAGCTCTTTGATAAGCTCATCTGTAATAGTGATCCAAGCTCCCTTGGCATGAGCAAACTCCCAAGCCAAAAGCTGATCCACAATCTCATACTCTACCCAAACGCTTGATCCATTGGAGCGTCCATACTTGATTGGATAGCGAACCTCTCTGCCAGACTTCTCGTTAGGAGTCTTCTTGAACACAATTTTGCACCAATGACCTACAGGATTGCCTTCGCCCTTAGCATTGGCATAAATGAAATCTTTATTCCATCTCTGCTGGAATTCAAGAATCCAATCTGAATAGTGAAGAGCAGCGTTTCCGCCGCTGGCATTAGTAACCTTCGGATCGCCCTTCTCGTATGGATTGATCTTGATGGAAGACCTAACCTGAGAAATGATAAAGCATACATGACCTCTCGAAGAGAAAGCTGCCGCCATCTTTCGCAAAAGATCTGAAGTAAGCAGCGCCGCTCCAGCAGTCTTGTTCGCTTCAGTGGCTGATTTAGCCAAGTCATTTCTAGGGACAAGAGCGTCAAGGCTGTCGATGATAAAGAAATAAATATTTCCATCATCATTGTCTTTGATAAGCTCTCGCATCGTATCGGTTACGAATTCGTAATCGTTAGTTGGGATAACTCGCCATTTGCTGGGATCAGTGTTGACTCCAGACCTTGAAACCATACTTTCACTGAGTCGGCCCTCTGATTTGATATAAATAATGCAACCCTTCTCAGGATGCAAGAGTTGAAAATTACGAGCAAACGACAAAGCGTTGCTGGTTTTACCGCCTTCCGTAATGCCGGAAGAACGAATGATGCCGGGATGGATTCCTCCTCCCATTTCAATATCAAGAGTCAAGCTACCGCTGCTGACAACATAATCAATATTGTTATCAAAAGCATAATGGTGATCTTTGTTTCTGCTCAGGATGCTGTCCAGCACCTTAAGCTTTCCTCCAGATGACTGTTCTGTTTCTTCTTGAGCTTCTTTCTTTGGTCTTGCCATATTATTGTTTATTAAAAATGTTTAGGAATTCTTTGAACGATGTGGGTTTTTTATTTACCTCCGTCGCAGGAGCAACAGAGGATTCTTCCAATTTAATTTCTTGCCTATCTGGAAATAGATTCTGATAAGCTTTAGCCTCTACAATGAATCTCTTGCCTTTGTCAGTCAAAAACCAACACATTGATGGGATTTTAATTCTTCCCTTTAAAGACATCAAAAACTCAAACCCATGCTCTTTGATTATGGTATTTGATATTTTTACTTCTTTAGGCCATTGGCAAGTTTTAGGCTCGAAAAGAAAGGCGTCTACTAGCTGCTGTCCTTCAGATAGTTTTCTTTCGCCCTTCTTTTTCGCAGTCATGCGCTCATTATGAGAGGCTTCTCAGTGCTTGTCAAGAAGACAGATGTCATGTTTGACCATCTTATCTACTAGATTTAAAAAGTTTACCTTTGGATTCCAGCCTAGCTCCTTTCTTGCTGGAGTAGAGTCGCCAACAAGAATATCTACCTCTGCTGGTCTGTAGAACTTTGGATTGATTGAAACTAGCGTAGAAGACAATGGCTCTTTCTTTAAAGCGTATTCTGTAGTTATAGAATACTCTTCGCTCAAATTAGGCCCATGCCAATTACCATCAATATTTGCAATCTTAAATGCCGCCTCAATAAACTCTCTGATAGAATGAGTTTCATTACTAGATAAGACGTAATCCTTTGGCTTATCTTGATTCAACATCTTCCATACGCCATCTACGAAATCTTCTGAGTCTGACCAATCTCTTTTCGCGTCTAGATTTCCTAGTTCAATTGGGGCGAATGGTTGATTTTCTAGAATAGCTTTATAAATTCTAGCCACTCCCTTAGTAATCTTTCTCGTGACAAACTCTTCGCCACGCTTAGTTCCTTCATGGTTAAAAAGAATACCATGCACAGCGTACAAGTTGTAAGATTCTCTATAAACCTTTACAGCGTGTCTTGCTGCGGACTTAGAGGCTCCATATGGGCTTCTTGGCCTGATTGGGTGAAATATGTCTTGAGGGCAATAAGCAACGTCGCCAAATTCCTCGCTAGAGCCAGCGGAGTAAAACTTGCAATCTGGCTTGAATCTGCGGATAGCTTCGAGGCACCGAACTACGCCGGTAGCATTGGTGTCAAAAGTCTGCAATGGGATTTCCCAGCTACAGCCAACGAAGCTTTGCGCTGCAAAATTAATAAAATAATCAGGCTGAATTTCTTTTACCGCGTTATCTATACTGACGCTATCAGACAAATCGCCATAAATAATCTTAAATCTAGCATCTCCTAAAAAAGCAGAGCAGTTTACAAAATTAGGATTAGAGCTGCGCCTAATCATTCCAAATATTTGATGGCTAGTATTCTTGAGTAGGTACTCTACCATGTTGGCTCCGTCCTGCCCAAGGATTCCAGTTACTAATATTTTTTTGTTCATGTTAATATCCTATTTTAAGTTCTTTGACTTCGTTATTAAAGAATTTATTTTGAAGAGCAACTTTCTTTTGGTATCTGCTATAATTAGAATCATCAACAAGCTTTGCTAGTCCTTTGTCATTTTTAACTTGATCAACTAAATCGAAAGTTTTTTCATTGGCATCTCTAAGCTCTTGATATTCTTTACTTGAAACAATATCTGAATATAAATCTAAGCCTATTTGATTTATGATTTCTTTTGATAATTCTTGGTAATTATGTACAAGTTTTTGTTTATTTTCATTTGAGGATTTAATAATTTTAACTTGAGAAATACTCAATATATCAAAAACATATCCCTCATCTAGTGAAATTTTAAGCATATTTATTTATAGTTTCTGTTAAAGAGTCTATTTGAGCTTTAGTAACCTTTGGATGCAGGCCAACATAAAACCCATTAGTGTGTAAGAATTCGCTATTTGGAAAGTCTTTATAATCGCCGAATTGCTTGTAGCAAGTTTGGCGCAAAAGATTTCCTGATATAATTGGTCTGGTTTCTATAAGGTTGTCTTCGCATTCTTTGATAATTGCAGACAGATCAACATTTTTTAAGAATACAATAGGAATAGAAAAGGCTACATGCTTTCTATTTAAAAACTCCAATGGAAGCAAAAGTTTTCCTTTCGGGATAGATTGGCAAAAATAATTAAATAAATCTGATCTTGATTCTATGTATTCAGGTGCTCTGCTCAAATCCATTCTGCCGATCATAGCATGGATATCTGAATTCCTATAGTTATTACCAAGCAAGAAGAAGTCAAATCTTTCGTTTACATCTTTGTTTGAGAATTTAGACTTTTGATCGTTTGGCAAAGCTCTAACCAATCCATGATTTCTG